ATTTGAAGCAGACCGGCCTTATGGTCAGCGTATAACCTTAATACAATGCCGCGAGATACTTAATAAGATTTTTAATGAAATCCTGCCTGAACACGGCTATGCAATCCGAAAAGAACAAATCGCGCTGTCAGACAACATACTCGACACGATTCATAAACGCATCGTCACCCTCGCCGAAGCAGAAGTCGGGACAGGTAAGACGCTTGCCTATCTCATCGCCGCCATAATCGCTAAGCGTGGACGGCTGAACGATTACTGGAACAAAGCATTTTATCCCGATATGAGTTATGTCGATATGGCGCAGATGCCGATTGTGATTGCGACGTCAAGCATCGCATTACAAAAAGCGATACTGACAGAGTACATACCCGCGCTGTCGGAACTCCTCATGGCATATGGAGTTATAAAGACGCCGATAAGGGCGGTTCTACGCAAAGGGCGTGAGCATTATGTTTGCGAACGCAATCTGCGTTCCTGTCTGAACTATGAACATAACGGAAACACCAAACAGAGACTCCGCAAACTACTTACGCCGAAATCACCAATTGACATTGCGGAGATTGAGGGACTTGACAGCTACACAAAACGCAAAATCGCCGTGTCTAACAAGTGTACCCACAGCTGCCATCATCGCGATAGCTGTGCTTACCTACAATTTCGCAAATATGCGGGTAATCCAACGATTGATATTCAGATTCTGAACCACAATTATTTCCTTGCGGATATGAAGCTCCGTGAGAGCAGCACCAAACGTCCGCTGATACCGAATTATCAAACCGTTATCATAGATGAGGCACACAAATTTTTATCAGCGGCACGGACAATGCTTGGATCGGAGTTATCCAGCTTCACATTTCCAGAGATTAAGGACACCGTATTCAATCTGAATTTTAAGCGCGAATCAGCACAAAAACTCGCTCGAAAAACAGCGAAGAAACTTAGTGACGAGAGTGGACGGCTATTCAAGTTGCTGGACGAGTTCAGCTGCGTTGATGAAACAAGCGATGAGGTAACACGCCTCACTGCTGTTATTGACGCGGATGGATCACGGTACTTGAGGAATCTTCGCAACATAGCGGACATGCTCTATGAACTGCTCTCGTCAGAGTCTGTCACCACAAGCGGCATGGGTAAGCGGGCTTATATATTACGGGATTTGGCAACTGTTCGCGAACAGCTTGCGTCGTTTGCCCGCCACAGTGAACATGTCTGCTGGATTGAAAAGCCCAATGTGAATATCACGGTAGGCACGGCGCAAGAAATCCGGCTCTGCGCCATCCCGAAAGACCTTGATAAACGATTATACAAAAATCTATGGAGCCGTGGCATACCGACCGTTCTCACATCCGGCACCCTTTCGGCAGGCGGCGACTTCTCCCATATCAAACGTACACTCGGTCTGGAAAGGCTAGGCAATCGGATTGCTGAAATAAGCAATCCATCACCGTTCAACCACCGTGAGAACGCTATGCTTTACATCAGCGAAACCATGCCGTTCCCAGATCAGACCAACCGTGACTATATCGCCGCCGTTGCTGATGAAACGGAAAAGCTGATAAACGCTTCACATGGTCATGCCACTGTGCTGTTCACCAGCTACAAGGCGATGGACATGGTATGGGAATTGCTCGCTAAACGTGGACTTCCATTTCCGCTATTCCGTCTTGATAAGGGCGGCGTCAGAGAAATTGAGAAGTTCAAACAGTCGAACGGCGGCGTGTTATTCGCCTCTGGCTCAATGTGGGAGGGTATCGACATACCCGGTGACACGCTGTCCATGCTGATTATTGTCAAGCTGCCGTTTCAGATTCCCGACCCTATCGGCGAGCATGAGCAGACACTATACAAGGATATGTTTGAATACAAATCCAAGCTCGTCGTGCCTGAAATGCTGATAAAACTCAAACAGGGATTCGGCCGTCTGATCCGTACCGAGCGAGACAGCGGCGTTGTTGCTATCCTCGATAGCCGCGTAAACAGTGGCGGAGCGTATCGAGATCACGTGCTTAAAGCCCTGCCTGATTGTCCAGTGACCTCTAGCATCGGTGATATCTGGAGGTTTATGTGTGAGAAGAAATCACCAGAGTATTTCGCAATATCAGACCATCGGAGCATTTCCCAAGTTGGGAAATGCTCCGATTACGTTTAAGAGATGCCGATATGACTGGCATGAATACGCTGCTGGATTCAGCTCCCAAAACAACCTTTGAAGGAATTGAGACAAGCAGCGAATTCATATCTTGAATGATAGAGCAACGCTCACATGTATTCCCAACTTGGGAATACGTGTGATAGTAAGGAGTGAATTTTATGTTTGACTTAGCGACCTTAACCCGTATGAAAAATATAGATATAACCACCATAGATCCTGACACAGTTGTTGACGCAGACGAAATCAATGTTGACATCAACTTGCCCGTGCCAGAACGCATGGCAAATTATGCTCATCAGTCCGGTAATCCATACTTTATCAAGGTTGGCAAGGTTATTGTGAAAATGGGTCACACTAGCACAACAGTCTCTGCCAACGATTGTTTTGAAAGGTACATGAGAACATGTTAAGGAATTTTCAGCTTATTCCCAACTTGGGGATAGCTGCACACGGGTGCACTGTCTTGACAACATTGCACGATAAATACAGGAGTGGTATTCTGAAATAGACCAAACTACTGAAACCCTCCTGCTTATGAGTTTTTAGAGAAATTCATTACGGAGGTTTTCGCCATGCAAGAGAAAGTATATTGCGCAGACATATATTTAAGGCTGTCCAAAGAGGACGGCGACAAGGAAGAATCCGATAGCATAGCAAATCAGCGAGCCTTGCTCCTGGATTTTTTAAACTCAATGCCCAATATTCGTGTTCATAAGATTCGGATAGATGATGGGTACTCTGGTGTAGATTTTAACCGACCGGCTTTTACCGAAATGATAGATGATATCAAATCGGGTATTGTAAACTGTGTGATTGTCAAGGATTTTAGCCGCTTCGGTAGAAATTACATCGAAGCGGGCAAGTACATACAAATGCTGTTTCCCCAGACGGGGATACGTTTTATCGCAGTGAATGATTCTTACGACAGCGAAAAAGAACAAGGTTATCTAGGAAACATAATCGTGCCGTTTAAGAACATGATAAACGACGCTTATAGCGCCGATATTAGCACTAAGGTAAGAAGCCATCTTGAACTAAAGCGCAAAAAAGGCGCATTTGTGGGCGCGTTTGCAGTCTATGGTTACATGAAGGATGTCTCAAACCATAACCGCCTCGTTGTTGATGATTTTGCTGCGGATGTGGTTAGAGATATTTACGTTTGGAAGTTAAACGGCATGTCGGCTCTTAGCATAGCGGAGCGGCTAAATGAGAATGGCATACTTTCCCCCATGGAGTACAAGCGTTACCTTGGCTTGCGCTTCGCCACTTCGTTCAAACTGAACACATCCGCTAAATGGCAAGCTAAAGCTGTTTCGCGGATACTTGCCAACGAGATATACACAGGGGTATTGGAGCAAGGCAAGCGCGTCACTCCCAACTACAAAGTCCGTAAGCGCGTGGATGTTCCAAAAGATCAATGGGTACGGGCAGAAAATGCCCATGAACCTATAATTGAGCGCGCTTTGTTCGACACCGTACAAGAGCTGCTAAATCAGGATACTCGTGCGGCTTCAAGAGGTTCCAACGTGCGTCCACTTTCTGGCATTATCTTTTGCGCTGATTGCGAGACGGCAATGGTTCATAAGACTAATACGAAAAATGGAAAGCGTTACGGTTACTATGTATGCTCCAAGCATCGGGCAAACAAAGAGATTTGCTCAACTCATATAATAAGCAGTCATGCGTGTGAAACTGCCGTGCTGGTTGCGCTGAAAACGCACACTGCATCCATACTGGATATTGAAAAATTAAATGCATGTGCCGATGGGTTTGCCTATATCCAAGGAAATGTCCGCAGATTAACCGCAAGGCTTGAATCCAAGCAAGAAGAACTTCGTCGCAACAATGACTACCGGCTATCCCTCCATGAAAGTTACAAAGACGGCATCATATCTCGAGAGGATTTCATCAGCTTCAAAGCCAACTATGACGCTAAAATTCAAGAATCCGAAACTTTCATCATCGCAACTAAAGAAGAGATCGAAAAAGCAGCGGAAAGTGAATCTCAAAGTCATGGCTGGACTTCGATATTTAAGTCATACATGGACGCCGAATCCCTCACCCGCAAGATGGCGGTTGAACTCATAGCGAGGGTTTCAGTTCACGAAAAAGGACGAATTGCAGTTGGGTTCCGCTATTTCAATGAGTTTGAGCATATGGCTCTGGTCGCTGAAAATGCTACGTTACCTCAACCGGTGGCATTACAGGGGGTGGTATAGGTGGCACGGAAAAGCAGAAAAGTCGAAGTTGTTCAGTTTTCCGAATCCGTTCCGGCGATACATATATACAACACAGCCTTGTACGTTAGGTTATCCGTCATGGACGGTGGCAGGGATGATGGTGACTCCATTGTGAACCAGCAAGAATTTTTGGAACGCTATGTTACGGAACGACCCGAACTTACGCTAAAAAATGTATTCACAGATAACGGAGAAACAGGGGTAAACTTCAATCGCCCTGCTTGGCATGACCTTATGCATGAATGCCGGCAAGGCAACATCAATTGCATTGTCATAAAAGACCTCTCGCGCTTAGGACGAAATTACATTGAAACCGGCGATTACCTTGAACGCATACTGCCGATGCTTGGAGTCAGGGTCATAGCCGCAAACGACAGTTATGATAGTTTGAACCTATCCAATGGTGAAAGATTGGTGTCAAACCTAAAGAACCTCGTCAACGACATCTATGCCAAGGACATCAGCAGAAAGGTGATTGCCGCTATGCACACAAAGCAGAAAAATGGGGAGTTTGTTGGCGGGTTTGCAGCCTACGGATATTTGAAAGACTCGTCTAACCCGAAAAAAATTGTGGTGAATCCCGATACCGCTCCTGTTGTCCGCAGGATATTTGAGATGAAAGCTGTGGGGATGGGCAACGGGGCAATTTGCCAACAACTAAATAGCGAAAGTGTTCCCTGCCCCATGCGATACCGTTATCTCAAAGGGCTTACGCGGAATAGCAGATATGAAAACTGCATCTGGATTATCTCCACTGTAGCTGATATTTTAAGGAATCCTCTCTATTTGGGACACATGACACAAGGGAAAGCCCGAGTTGCATTGTGTGAGGGCAAGGAAAGACGTGAAACCAAGCGTGACGAATGGATTGTTGTGCCAAATACCCACGAAGCCATTGTTACCCAGGAGCTTTACGACCTTGCAAATGCCGTATTTGACGAGCGCACCGAAAACTATATGAAGAATCGGTATAAATATGTTGATAACCAGCAGCAAAAATCGGAACTTCTATTATTCGGCATTGCGTTTTGTGCGGATTGTGGCAAAGCTCTTGCCCGTAAGAAAATAACAAGGGGTTCAAGTAATACGGCACGTTGGGCGTTTGGGTGCAAAAAGCACATGGATTTAAAGGCATGTAAGAAAAAATTCATCTATGAATCCGATTTATATGAAACCGTCTACAATGCCATACGTACCCAAGTGGAGAGATATGTGGATGTAGTCGGAATCTTAGAAAAACTGAATCAGGATAACAGCTTCAAGTCACGGCTCATGCGGTATGATACTGAAATTGAGAAGTTGGAAAAAGAGCTGCGCCGGATCGCTATCCTTCGTCAAGGCATTTATGAAAGCTACGCCGAAAAGCTGCTAACAGCATCGGAATATCAGTTTGCAATCGAAAAATATAACGCCGATATGGAGTCGCAACAAATCAGGCTTGAAGTATCTAAAGCGGAAAGAGCCGAGTATTCTAAGCACGCTGACCAGGCAAGCAAATGGCTTTCAACATTTACGCGGTTTTATGAAGAAAAGACACTGACGCTGGAAATGGTACATGCTTTCGTTGATCGAGTGGAAGTGAGTGACCTTAATCGGGTGAGCATAACGTTCAAGTTCCGTGACGAGCTTGAATCCCTTGTGGCGGCAACCAGTGGTACAGAGGTTGCAATATGAGTTATGTTGTTGCTAAATATCTCCGCATATCGGACGAGGATGTTGACCTTGATGGGTTGGTGAAGCAAGAGAGTAATTCCATTGGCACTCAAAGAGCCTTAATCAATGATTTCATAAGCAAGACACCAGAATTTGTTGGTTGTGAAGTCATTGAATTTCTCGATGATGGGCACACGGGTACGAACTTCTCCCGCTCCGGCGCACAGCAGTTAATCGAAATTGCACAGCAGGGTAAAATTCAGTGCATTGTCGTAAAAGACCTATCTCGATGGGGGCGCAACTACATCGAAGTCGGCGATTTCCTTGAACAGAAGTTCCCGGCATGGGGTGTTCGTTTCATAAGCATAGGCGACAACTATGACAGCGCAAAGCTGAACTATGGGACAAGCGGTATCGATGTTGCTTTTCGCAACTTGATTTATGATCTGTACAGCCAAGACTTGTCTGTTAAGTGCCGTTCGGGTAAAGATGCAGCCACAAAGAGCGGAAAAATCATCTGCGCCTATCCCACGTTTGGGTATGACAAGGACGAGAATGACCGCCACAAGTTTGTGGTTGACCCCGTGGATGCCCCAATAGTCAAGCGAATATTTGACATGGCAGAACAGGGATATGGTGTGGCTGACATTGTTAAAACTCTAAATTCCGATAACGTACCCACTAAGCAAATGAGCAAGCATCGTAAGGGATTCACAAAAAAATGGGGACGTGGTGACTTATGGCATAACTCCGCTGTCTTAGACACACTCAGGAACGAGTGCTACACAGGCAAATGGATTTATGGCAAAACTCGCACTGTACAAGTCGGTTCACGCAAGACCAAGCGAGTCCAAAAAAACGAGTGGATTATAATTCCTGATGCGATCCCGGCACTTATCACAGAAGATCAGTTTGCGGCAGTTCAAGTGATATTGGATTCCGCTTTCAAGGGGCATATATACAAGAAGGAAAACATTTATCCGCGGACGATTTTTGCTAAACTCATAAAGTGTGCAAAATGCGGCCGGGCACTGGATTATTGGCCGCGCACATCAAAGCTGGGGGCTTTTTGCTGCAAGACATCTAAACGTTCGGATAAGTACGGTTGCACCACGGCTAAGATAGATGAAGATGTACTGACCAACACAGTTCTTACAGTTCTGCAACAGCAAATTGACTTAGCCATTTTGCAGCGATCAACAGCTCATTCTGAAACTACGCAAAATCGGAACTCACACCAAGCTGCTTTCGCTGACATCCAAAATCTACAACGGTTGATTGAACAAGCTAAGCTGACGAAAATCACCCTTTGGGAGAACTATCACGGTGGTGGCATC